TCTGGGTCACCTGGCCCACCCGGGTGGCCGCCCTCATGGCCGCACAAATATCCGCAGAGATGGAGAAGGCATCGGGCGTGCCCGTGACGATCGAGACTGCGATCCTGCAGAGGGCGCTGGAAACCCATGTCCGAGAGCAGCTCACCGCCTTGGCAGACCTCAGGGTCTCGCTTGCATGAAGAAGAACACGACAACAGGCTGAACGACGGCGATCTAACCGACGGCCTCGATCTCGCCTTTGACGGTGCCGAGGATATCTTGCGGCACTGGCGGCGCGGGATCCGCCCTGATCCGGACCTGACGGTGTCACAATGGGCCGATGCGCATCGCAAACTGTCGTCGCGGGCCTCCGCTGAGCCCGGTCAGTATCGCACCGCACGCACGCCATACCTGCGCGAGATCATGGATGCACTGTCACCGAGCCACCCAGCGCAGCGTGTGACGTTCATGAAGGCCGCACAAGTCGGCGCGACCGAGGCTGGCAACAACTGGATCGGCTTCGTCATTCACCACGCGCCCGGGCCGATGCTTGCCGTGCTGCCCACTTTGGAGATGGCAAAACGCACCTCACGCGGCCGGATTGACCCGCTGATCGAAGACAGCCCGGCGCTGAAAGAGCAAGTGAGCCCCGCCCGCTCGCGCGACGCGGGCAATTCGATGCTGTCCAAGGAGTTTCCCGGCGGTATCCTCGTGTTGACCGGCGCAAATTCTGCCACCGGCCTGCGCTCGATGCCCGCGCGCTATGTCTTTCTTGACGAGGTTGACGCCTATCCGGCGTCAGCAGACGAGGAAGGCGACCCAGTCACGCTGGCTGAGGCCCGCACCACCACCTTTGCGCATCGGCGCAAGGTATTTATGGTCTCGACCCCGACGATCCGGGGGCTAAGCCGCATCGAGCGCGAGTTCGAAGCCTCCGACCAGCGGCGGTATTTCGTTCCCTGCCCGCATTGTGACCACAGGCAATGGCTGCAGTTCGAGCGGCTGCGCTGGGCGAAGGAGCAACCAGAAACGGTGGGCTATGTTTGCGCGGGCTGCGAACGCCCCATCGCCGAGCATCACAAGACCGAGATGCTGGCGCGTGGCGAGTGGCGGGCGACGGCGGTCTCCAGAGACCCCAACGCCATCGGTTTCCACCTCTCGGCGCTCTATTCGCCAATCGGCTGGAAATCTTGGGAACAGATCGCGCGGGACTGGCTGGCAGCCCAAGGTTCGGACGAGATGCTGCGCGCGGCGCGTAATACGCTTCTGGGCGAGACCTGGACCGAAAGCGGTGAGGCGCCAGAATGGCAGCGGCTGGCGGATCGGCGCAGGGCGTTCCCGGCGCAGATCCCCGCAGGCGGGCTGTTCCTCACAGCAGGGGTGGATGTGCAGAAGGACCGGATCGAGGTCGATGTCTGGGCTTGGGGCCGAGGCCTTGAAAGCTGGCTTGTCGATCACATCGTGATCCCGGGCGGACCGGACGATCCAGCCTGCTGGGACCGGCTGACAGCACTTCTTGGTCACACATGGGCCCATGAAAAGGGTGCGAACATGACGCTGGCCAAACTTGCCATCGACACCGGCTACGAGTCGGCTGCCGTCTATGCCTGGTCGCGCAAGCAGGGCATAGCGCAGGTGGCACCCGTGAAGGGGGTCGAGGGCTTCAATCGGGCCACGCCGGTCTCGGGGCCGACGTTCGTCGATGCGACCGTTAACGGGCGCAAGCTGAAGCGCGGCGCACGGCTCTGGACGGTGGCCACGGCGACATTCAAGGCCGAGACATACCGCTATCTGCGCATTGAACGGCCGTCGGAACCGGATGCGCCCGCGCCCTCGGGCACGATCCATCTGCCGGACTGGGCGGACAGCGAATGGCTGAAGCAGCTGGTGGCTGAACAGCTCGTCACTGTGCGCAACAAGCGCGGGTATGCCCATCAGGAATGGCAAAAGATGCGCGAGCGTAACGAGGCTCTGGATACGCGGATCTATGCCCGCGCCGCCGCCTGGATCCTTGGGGCTGACCGTTTTGACGAGCGAATGTGGCGGCAGCTGGAGAAACAGGCCGGGGTGGAGACCCTCGCAATCACCCCGACCGCCGCACCTGAGAAACCAACAACCCCGCAAGCCGGGCAAGTGACCTCGCCCCGGCGACGCGGCTGGAAGATCAGCACGCCCAAATACATGGAATGATGGATCCCAATGACCCTCGATGACCTTAAATCCCGCCACAGCGCACTGTTGGCCGCGCGCTACAGCGGCACGCGCAGTGTAAGTTATGACGGCAAGAGCGTGACCTACGGCTCGGACGCAGAACTGGCGGCGGCGACATCAGACATCGAGCGGAGGATTGCGGCATTGGAAAAACCCGGCCGCCGCGTCCTCCGGCCGTATGCCGCGAAGGATCTGTGATGAACTGGCGGCAGCGTCTCGGTGCATTTGTTGGTGGGTTTGACGCAGGCCAGCATCACCGGCGTCTGCGCGGGTTTCGGGCGACGCGCGCGCATGTGAATGCCCTGATCGCAGCCAGCGGGCCCGACATCACCGCTCGCGCGCGCTGGCTGGTGCGCAACAACGGCTATGCCGTGAACGCGGTCGAAAGCTGGGCCGCCAATACCGTCGGCGATGGCATCAAGCCGATCTCGAAGATCGCGGATGCCGCCCGCAAAGAGGAATTGCAGCGGCTCTGGCTCGCCTGGACTGACGAGGCCGATGCAGAAGGGCTGACAGATTTCTATGGGTTGCAACGCCGCGCGGCACGAGAGGTCTTTCTTGCAGGCGAGGTGTTCTTTCGCTTTCGCCCACGGCGCGCGGGCGACGGCCTGAGCGTGCCTGTGCAGATGCAGATGCTGCCATCAGAGATGCTGCCGCTGGAACAGACCGGCGTTTCCGCTGCTGGCAATCCCATCCGCCAGGGGATCGAGTTCGACCGGATCGGGCGGCGCGTGGCCTATCATTTCTTTCGCCGCCACCCGGGCGACAGCACCGATCCGGGGCTTGCAGGGGAAATCGTGCGGGTGCCCGCCTCCGAGGTGATCCATGTGATCGATCCGGTCGAGGGCGGCCAGTTGCGCGGAGTCTCAAAGCTGGCCCCAGCCATCGTCAAACTCTTTCTGCTCGACCAGTATGACGACGCTGAGTTGGACCGCAAAAAGGTCGCGGCGATGTATGCGATGTTCGTGACCTCCCCCGCACCAGAGAATCCCCTCGCGCCGGACGATGAAGATGGGCCAGACGGGGTTGAAATCAGCCCCGGCCAGATCGTGCGGCTGGATCCGGGCGAAGATGTCACCATCGGACAGCCTGCCGACAGCGGCGGCACCTACGAGCCGTTTCAGTACCGAACCCTCCTGCAAATCTCGGCCGCACTGGGCATTCCCTATCCGTACATCGCGAATGACATGGTGAAGGGGAACTTCTCGAATTCGCGCCTGGCGCTGATCGAGTTCCGCCGCCGTGTCTCGGCCTGGCAGCATTCCGTGATGGTCTGGCAGCTCTGCCGACCCGTCTATGCGCGCTGGATGGACGCAGCAGTGTTGTCAGGGGCCCTCACACTACCGGGCTATGAGGCCAACCGCAGCCAGCTCCTCGCTGTCGATTGGCTGCCGACGAAATGGGACTGGGTCGATCCGCTGAAAGACGCCAATGCAGAAATCGCCCAGATCGAGGCGGGCCTTAAATCCCGCACGCAGGCCATCGCCGAGCGCGGCTACGACGCAGAACAGGTCGACCGCGATATCGCGGCGGAACGCGCCCGCGAACGCGCGCTGGGCCTCGACTTCCGCCGCCCCGGCTCACCCGCGCAAGGAGTGCAGGCTTTGACCGGTCCGGAGGAGGATGGGGGCAAAGACGCCGACACCGACCAGACAGATGAAACCGATGACGCGGAGGATCGACCGCGCGAACCTGAGGACCAGTCCTGATGCTGCATGCCCGCATTGCCGCGCGCGCCTTCAACACGCCGCTGCTAATCGAGCCCTCCAAGGCCATGGCGTTTCTCTCTGGCCTTGGGCCGCGCATCCTTGGGCGCCGGGTCGAGATTGATGACGGAAACGGCGGTCTGGAAGGCACCGTCGTCCCGCCAGCGCGCGCCAGCATTCTTGCCGGTGGGATGCTGGACGATTACCGCCAGCATGGTGAAGCGCCCTACCCTGTGGTGGATGGCATCGCCGTAATCGAAATTTCCGGCGTGCTGATCCACCGCGGCGGCTGGATCGGACAGTCCTCGGGCCAGACCAGCTATGAGGGGATCACTGCCCAGATCGACGCGGCGGCCAATGACCCTGCTGTGCGCGGCCTCGCATTGGAAATTGATAGTTTTGGTGGCGAAGTTGCGGGTGTTTTTGACCTCGCAGATCGCATTCGTGCAATTCGCGCCACCAAGCCAGTCTGGGCTTTTGTCGCCGAACACGCCTTCTCGGCGGGCTATGCGCTGGCAAGTCAGGCAACCCGTATCCTGCTGCCGCGCACCGGTGCGCTGGGCAGCATCGGTGTCGTGGTGATGCACGCCGATCTTAGCGGACAGCTTGATCAAGACGGGATGCGGGTAACACTGATCCATTCCGGCAGCCACAAGGTTGACGGCAACCCCTACGCGCCACT